GCATGGCTGATAAAAAAATCAGTACTACACATATTGAAGAAAAAGAAATTATTTCAATACGTCAACAGTTAATAGAAATTAAAAAGAAAACTAAAAAATCAACTGTTCCTATAAAAGTCAAAAGTACGATCTATGATGTTTATGATATATCAAAAACTCCAGGAACACCAAAATCAGACTTTCATTTTTTAGATATAACTGGTAAAGAGATCGTTTGGATGTCACATAAAGATGGAAACAAAGCAACAGATTTTCAACAATGGGGTGGTATATCAAAAAATGTACCGAATACACACAATCATAAAGAAACGAAAGAATTTTTAAAAGAACTTAAAGATAATTTTAAAACAGGATTACCACCAGCATCGAATGTTGTTAAAAACATAAAGGATAATGTATTAAAAAATAAATCGGTTTATGGTGATAATTTCAAACAAGGCAGTAGACAATATAATAGAGATAACGTACACTTAGTTTTACAAGGTCCGGTTAAAATTATTAAAAAAAGTTCTTACTACGAGATTGATGCTAACCATATTCACACAAATGGTGAAATTCTAAAAGGTGAATATGAACCAACATTTACAGCTCAATATAGAAGTGATAGAAATGATCCTATACCACATTCTAGGTCATCAATTTGGCCAAAAGTGGTAGAGAAAAGAAAGAATACAATATTTTTAAATCCTAAGAAGAAATAATGGCACTAACAGATTTTGATAAAATTTTAAAAGAGTATAAGGATTCTGAGGACGATTTCGGATTCTCAGCTGTTTCTGAACAAGATTATAATTCTCTCATTAAAGAGAGTGTTCAAACAGTAGAAGCAGTAAAAAATACTTTGACGGAAACGGAACAAAGGTTGATGCAACTTGAGAAAATGATTATTCCTTTCCTAAAGAAACTACATAGTACAGGCGATAAAGAATATATCTACTGGCCTAATCGTAAACCAGTAATTGAGAAACAAATTGAGGCAATTCTGAAATTAACTAGAGGATGATAAATTATGAAACCATTGGTGACTGTGATTACACCTACTACAGGTGCACCGTGTCTACGCCAAGCGTTAGATTCGGTAAAAAATCAAACATATAATAATATACAACATTTAGTTGTTGTAGATGGCCAACCAAAAGGTCGTGTGATCGCCAGCGAGTATTCACATATTGACCTAATTGACCTTCCATACCCAACAGGAAAAGACCAGTACAACGGACACAGAATATATGGTGCAATGTCCTATATTGCAAACGGTGACTTCCTTTGTTTCTTGGATGAAGATAATTGGTATGAACCAAATCATATTGAATCCTTAGTTGATGTTATATCAAAAGGAAACCAATGGGCATATTCATTACGTAAAATTGTCAGCCAAGAAGGTGAATACATATGTAATGATGATTGTGAATCGTTAGGTAAATGGACTTCTGTTGTCAATGATAAATTTATTGATGTTAATTGTTTTATGGTGCCTAAAATACCAGCATTAGGATTTTCACCTTATTGGTACCGTAGAGCAAGGCATCCACAAGAACAACCAGAAGTTGATAGAATTTTATCACCATTTATGATGCAAAATTTACCAGAATTTGACACGAATGGTCAATATACAGTAAACTATAGAGTTGCAAGTAGAGGAGATTCTGTACAAGCAGAATTCTTTTTGAAAGGAAATGAAATAATGAATAAACAATATAATGGAGAATTACCGTGGCAAAAGATTTAATTATTGGTGCATTTAAAAATTACAATTTCGAACAAGTTAAACCATGGATCGTTTCAATAAACGAAAGTGGTTTCCAAGGTGATAAGGTTCTATTTGCAATCAACGCATCACCACAAACAGTAAAGCAAATTGAAGAACATGGATTCAGAGTTATTACAGCACCATCAAAAACTGATTCTATGTTTCACATGGAAAGATTTTTTCACATTTATGATTTCTTAAAAAAGAATGTTAATGAATATCGATATGTTATAACTACAGATGTTCGTGATGTTATTTTTCAAAAAGATCCTACAGAATATCTTTTGAATAATGATTTCACACCTTTAATTGCAGTATCAGAATCCATTAAAATTAAAGACGAACATTGGAATAGGAATAATATTATAAAGGCCTTTGGCCAATACTTTTATGATGATATACAAGAAGAAGAAGTTCTTAATGTGGGAACATTATCCGGCAGAGCCGATTATGTGTGTGATTTATGTGGATTTCTATTTCAAATGTCATTGAAGCGTGATGATTGGGTGGCAGACCAGGCTGCATATAATGTTATGATGAGATGGAAACCGTTAAAATCATCTTACAAAATTGTAACATTAGATGATCCATATTGTTGCAATTTACACATAACCAATAAACCAAATGAAAAAGAAATGTTTGCACCATTCATTTTGAAAAAACCACCAGTTTTTGAAGATGGATTGTTGAAAACCGGAGAAACAAAAGAACCTTTTTATATTGTTCATCAGTATGACCGTGATCCGGAATTGTTAAAATATTTTAATGATAAGTATAAGGTTGAAGAATTAATTACTTTTAGGACAACATAATGAGTGATATTACTATAGTTACTGCTTTTTACGATATTGGTCGTGGAGATTGGACACCAGATAAAGGTTTGCCACATTATCTACAGAGAACAACCGACACCTATGTCGAAAGATTCTCACACATGGCTAAAATGGAAAATCAAATGATTGTATTTTCCACACCCGATATCATTGAGAAAATACAACCACTACGAGAAGGTCGTCCAACAAATTGGATATCTTTCGATATATTTTCACAATATAATGAACTAATACGAGATATACATAATATACAGAATACAGAAAAATTTCAAAATTTAATTGTTCCTTCTCAAAAAGCAAATCCAGAATATTGGAATGCACATTATGTTGCCGTGAATTTTTTGAAATCGATATTTGTTAATATTGCAATCAAACACAATATGGTTAAAAATGATTTAGTTTCTTGGTTGGATTTTGGTTACTGTCGCACAGCAGATAAAGTTCCTGCGAGTAGAAAATGGTCTTATGATTTTGATGTTAATAAAATGCACCTTTTCAATTATAAAGATTATGATGATAAACCAATATCTGAAATAATTTCAACAAATGATGTTTATATTCTTGGTGCGAAAATCGTTGGCGGCATAACTGCTTGGCCTAAATTTGAAGAGCTTATGAAATCCAGTTTAGTTCAATTGTCTGAAGAAGGTTTAATTGATGATGACCAAACGCTTATGTTAATGTCAACAATTAAAGAACCAGATTTATTTGAACTACATAAGATTCCCGATCATCAACTTGGACTTGATCCATTTGTTATTTTTAGTGACTTTAATAAAGAGGTATAATATGAATGATGTAATTAAATTTGATACAGTATCACAAGCTTTCGGTATGGTAAGACCACAAGCAAAATGTTCTGGTTATGGTCTAGGTGAGTTGACCAAAGGTATGAAAAAAGGATTGGAAATTGGATGTTCAGAAGCACACACCTCAAAATTTCTACTTGACACCAATCCAGATTTGACCTTGTATTCAATTGATCCGTATGTTGCATACACAGATTGGAACGGTAACATTTTAAATGACCGAGAAGAATTCTTTCACCGAGTAACAAAAGAAATGTCTGTTTATGGCCAACGATTTGTTTTGTTTAGAGATTTCTCAGACAATGTTGTTGACCGGTTCAATGATGAAGAATTTGATTTCATCTTTATTGATGGATTACATACATATGAACAACTAACAAAAGATTGTCACAACTACTACTCTAAAGTTAAGACTGGCGGCATTTTCTCCGGCCACGACTATCAAACAATTCCTGGTGTCAATAAAGCTGTCTGTGAATTTGCACCAACAAAAACTGACCAGGTTCTTACAACAGAATGTGATGTTTGGTATTGGTATAAATGAAAACTATTTTTATTGTAACTTCTTGTTTAATACCATCAATTGGTGTCTTTAGTCCAGATGAAAGACTGACACAAACATTAGAAACCATTGATTCAATTAGGAAAAAATCTCCAGAGTCTTTCATTATATTGTCTGATGTATCGATAGAACCACTTACGGAAAAATATGGAGAACTTATATCTAAAGTCAATTTGTTTTTGGATTTAAGTAAAGTCGATTTCCTATTACACTTTACAAAAAATGGAATGAAAAGCCAAGGTGAATGTGCAATGATGCATGTTGTATTGGACTATTTACAGAAGAATCCTGAATTATTAGAAAATGTTAATCGTATATTTAAAATAACTGGCCGCTTACAACTTGATGATGGTTTCAATATGGAAGACTATGTTGAACTAAATGGCAAATATGTATTCAAGAAACGTATATCAACATGGATGAATGAACCTATACATGGAGCCACTCATGTTTTTGATACACGTTTATGGTCCATGTGTTCTTCTTTGATTGGTATACACTCTCAAGCACTAGAAAAAGTTTTTCCTTTATTAGGTCCAATTGACTTGGAACATGCATATTTTGCGGTTTTGGATAAAGAAAAAGTGGTAGAATTTGATAAAGTACACTGTCGGGGACAAGTGGCCTCAACTGGTGAATGGAAATTTGATTAATTTAGTCGCACTATATATCGAACCCAATATTTTACAGATTTATGAATCTGTAGTATAATCCGTTATAAATAACCCTACAGACAACCAAAGTGTGTTGTAATTCAATAGGTAGACAATGTTATCATTCAAAACTTTTTTAATAGAGCAAGAAGATCCTGAAGAAGGTGCCAGTCGGCAGATTAAACACCTGACTCATGTGGAAGACCGCCCTCTACAAACAGGTGAGAAGGGTGCAAAACACGCTATTGCTTCACTGTCTGCTGCAGCCGAACATATCAAGTCTGGTAAAAAATCCTCTGAGTTGACAACAAAATATGATGGCTCACCTGCACTTGTTTATGGTCACCATCCAAAGACTGGTAAATTCTTTGTTGCATCAAAGTCTGCTTTCAACAAAACACCTAAGATTAATTATACTCCACAAGATGTGGACATGAATCATGGCCATGCACCAGGTTTAGCATCAAAATTAAAAGATGCGTTGACGCATTTATCTAAGGTTGCACCAAAAGAAGGTGTATATCAAGGTGATATGATGTTTGGCACCGATAAAGAAGATAAGAAAAAAGAAGAAAATGGAGGACATTCGTTTCATCCAAATCCTTCTGGTTTGACGTACACCGCTCACGGTGATGAAGCCAACAAGGTTAAAAAAGCAAAGATTGGTGTTGTCACACATCTTTCTTATCATGGAGAAGATGCAGCAAGTTTAAATGCATCACATGAAGTCAACCATGAGAAGTTTACTAATCATCCCGATGTATACTCTGTTGACCCTAGAATGGACACAACAAAAGTTCATTTCAGTCCAGCCAGTCAGAAATTATTCAATAAACATATTGCATCTGCTCAATCAGTACACGATACACATGGTGATGAAATGTATGCTGGCACCAGTACTCATCACGGCGTTGGCGGTGCATTGGAGACCTATATGAATCATACAGTTAGAACTGGTGAAGAAGCAAATCATCAAAATTTTAAAAATTGGTTGGAAAAAGATAGAACCAAAAAAATTGATAAGTTAAAAACCGAAAAGAATCGCACAGCAAAACAAGCAGAAATGAAAGATGAACTTGGTAAGGTTGAACGTAATAAGAAACACTACAACAACCTTTTCAAAATGCATAATCATTTACAAGCTGCAAAAGGTGTATTGATTGACACTCTAAATCAACATCAACAATTTCAACACTCACATGCTGGTGAAGATGCTAATCCAGAAGGTTACGTATTTCACCACAATAATGAATCTGATAAATTTGTTAATCGTGCAGAATTCTCTCGCAGAAACTTTGCCGGTATAAGGAATATCTAATGCACTCATTCAAAAGTTTTTTAGTTGAAGCTCGTGGTAAAATGACCGCATCTGGTGTTGCAGGTGAAGACCATCTGAAAAGATATGTTATGCCTCACCTTGGTTCAAAAGAATTTACACATACATTGGCTACTGAACATGAAGACTTGCCAGCTGGTTCTCAAGTTAAATTAAAAAGTGTTGAACGAATTAATGGTAAAATCCATGTTAATGCTGAAGATGAAACTGGAAATCATCAATTGATTCCTATCTCCAAGTTACACAAGCCAGGAGAAGCACCAACAAACAGAGGACATGATTATGAGTCCAGGTTTGTTGACAGATTGAAACAACATGGTATCATGCCACATCATCTTACTGGTGCAGGTTCAACTTCTGGTACAGATTTTGCAGTTGAAAACAGACTAAAGAAAACAACACATAATGGTACTGTTTCTGGTTCACTATTAAATGGTGAAACAAAAGACGGTGTTACTGCCGCAATGGGACAGTTAACAATACACCATACCGAAGAAAAAGGTTGGCACATTAGTGATGCAGCAAGAAAGAAAAGACCAAAATATGCTAAATCAATCGAAGATGCTGGTATTTTGGATCACATGAATGCTTGGCACCACACACCAGAAAATGCAGAAACCACTGCTTCAGGAAGAACAAAAACAATTGAATTGAAACATCCAAATTTAGATCCAGCACACGCATACCTACAAGACCATCATGTACATGTGTTACAAGTTGGTGGTTACGGTACTTACAGTGTTGGTAAAAAAGATGAAACTGGCCATGGACTACCTAATATATCAGGAAAAGGTTCTTGGAGAATTAGAGAAAAACAAAAAGGCAACAAATCTGCAAGAACTGTTGCTTTTCATCCAGATGGCAAAAAAGGCTTAGATAAGAGCACTTATGATTTGGATAAGGATGAAGATTTGTTTAATTTTAAGAAAACATTAGGACACAAAGATTAAATGGACTCATTTCTACAAAGACTAGAAAAAGAATCAAAAACCAAAAAGCCTGTGGTTATGGCTTTTGGTCGTATGAATCCGCCTACTATTGGTCATGAAAAATTGGTTAATAGAGTAAAACAAATTGCTTCTGATTATAATGCACCACACCATGTTATAATCTCACACTCAGTTGATGCAAAGAAAAATCCTTTAGATGCAAAATCAAAATTGAAACACGCTAAAAGATTCTTTCCAGATACGAATATTGAAACATCTAGTAAAGAACAACCAACGTTCTTACAACATGCAGCCAGATTACATCAAATGGGCCACGACCACCTAATTATGGTTGCAGGTTCAGACCGTGTAAATGAATACGCAGAAAAACTAAAACAATATAACGGAACAGCTGGCGGTGCTCTTTTCAACTTCAAGAAGATTGAGGTTAAGTCTGCTGGCCAACGTGATCCTGATGCCGAAGGTACAGAAGGTATGTCTGCTTCTAAAATGCGTGACCATGCAAGAACTGGTGATTTTAACTCTTTCAGACAAGGTGTTCCATCACATGTTCCAGAAAAACACGCAAGAGAATTGTTCCGTGATGTTCGTAAAGGTATGGGTATAAATGAAGAAGTCAATCGTGGACTATTCAAAGCAATCTTTGTGACTGGTGGACCAGGTTCAGGTAAAGACATTATCATTCGTGAAGCAATTGCAGAATCAAAAGCAGTAGAATTGAATTCAGTACAAGCATTTGACTTATTGATGGACAAACAGAAGTTATCCGAAAAAACAACCGACTATCGTAGAGAAGCTATTCGTAATCGTGGTCCACTAATTATTAATGGACCTGCTGATGACCATACTAGAATAATTACCATTAGAGAAGAACTAGAGGAATTTGGTTATGATGTTGCTCTGGTATTTGTTGATACAACCAACCAAGCTAGTAAAGAACGTAATGAGAAGTTGACCAAGTCAATTTCTGAATCTGTAAGATATGATAAATGGCAACTAGCACAAACTTCAAAAGAAGCTTATCGTCAGAATTTTTCCAATTTTATAGATTTCAATAATAGTTCCACTTTTGAATCAATTCAAGAGGATATTACTGATACTTACGAAAAAATAAATAGGTTCATCGAGGACAAAAATTACAACGAAATTGCGTTCTCTTGGTTGGAAAGTCGTGGTAAAATTAGTATCACATCATTATTTAAGGAAAATGAAAATGTTAAGAAAAATTCTAGATTTTTTGAAAGTTACAAAGCCAATCGAACCAGTGGTGGTCCAAGACTCTCAACCGGAACAGGTCCAAAAGCCGATGGTCCAGGAGACGCCGCCCCAGATAGTCGTGCAGGAGATTCCAATGCCGACAACATCAAGTGGGACGGAAACAAAAAGCGAGGAAGTTACACCTTCAAAACCTATAGTGAAGAAGGTCCCAGCCTCAAAGTCAGTCCAATCCCCAAAGAAGACAACTTCTCCAAGGACAAAGAAAAAGTAAAACGTAATCGTTTCAGGGATTCACCAACTGTTAATCAAAGAATGAGAAATATAACAACAGTTGGTCCAGAATTTGATACACGCCAACAAGGAACAGTATATCCTATGTCTGGTTTAGGCGATGTAACATATAGAGAATCATATAATGATCCAGCTGATTCTGAGATGGGTGTTTACGGTGTTTTAGGCGGCGCAACAAATAAAGAACCAATGGAAAATCCAAGGGATAAATTTGGTTCTAGTTCAATAAAGAAGAAAAAGAAATGAAAAAATTCACAGAATTTGTTAGAGAGTCTACATCAGTAACAGCGCAACATGATGCTGAAGAAATCAAACGTCAAAAGAAACATTTGATGGATAAAGCAAAAGAATATGCTGACCAGGCTGATAGAGAAAAACATTTCGGCCACGGCGGCGCCGCACAAGCAAAAAGTGAAACTTTTGTTGCAGCTGCAAAAAATATCAAAGGAGCATAAAATGATTAATTTAAGAAAACACGATCCTATTGCTGATGCAGTAAAAGACATTTTACAACAAGAAGCACTCAAGGGCAATCAACATTTAATTGATAAAAATAAAAACAACAGAGTTGATCCAGAAGATTTTAAAATTCTTCGTGGTGAAAAGAAAACTGTCAAAGAAGAAGAAACTGTTGATGAAGGTATCAAAGAACTTGCCAAGAAAGCTTTCAAAGCTTTAACTGGTGGTTCTGATGAGGACCAACTCAAAGACCTACAACGTAAGATGGGTCTACCACAAACTGGTGAGAAACCAACTCAAAAAGAAGAAGTTGAACAGATTGATGAAAAAAATGTTCCAACAAGTCCAGAAAAATGGGCTCGTGCAAAAGCAGCTGCTAAATCAAAATTTGCAGTTTATCCTTCCGCTTATGCAAATGGATGGGCATCTAAGAAATATAAATCTATGGGCGGCGGATGGAAAGCAACATCAGAAGAAGTTGAATTGGATGAAGGTAAAGAAGAATCTAAAAAAGATTTTGATGACCGTCAGAAAAGATTGGCTGCAGCTAGTGCTGAAACTGCTAAAGATCCAAGACGTCTTGAGAGAATGTCTAGGATTCCTGGATATAGTGCTGCGATGGAGTTGGCCAAAAAAACAACAAAAGAAGAAGTTCAAGGTAAAACTTTGAAACAATTTAAAGAAAATGCATTTGATTGGAAAAAGAAACCAGAGCCACAACCAAGTGGCGGTTCAGGTGTTAAACAAGGTTCTCGTTACGGTGGTTCTAAACAAAAAGATAAGCCAGAACAGGAAACAGACGAAAAAAAGTAACTGAGGCAAAAGGACCAACCAGTCAAGAAGACGGACCTTTTGTCTCTAGTATCAATGATACACATGATTTGAAGCCATTGAATCACGCAAGATACTTGGCTAAAAAATCTTTAGATAGAGTTCAAAAAGAAATGATGAACAAATAAGGCACAATAATGAGCAAAGCACAATTAATAAAATCTATAGTTAAAAAAGGTGTTGCAGAAAAGCCTTCTTTCGGAACTAATCCTTGGGATCCATGGTCCACAAAAGCAAACATTGCGGAAGATGCTGTTTTAAATCAATATCTGACTTCTAGAGGTATTAATCCAAAACACGTTACTAAAGACCAAAAGGTTGCACATTCCAAGATGGGTCAATTTATCAAGTGGAAAAGAGATCATATGTTTGAATCTCTTGTTGAAGCAATTGATAAAATGGATGTTATTATGTTTGATATTCCATTGTTGATTCGTATGTTAGAGTATGCTCGTGAAGATGCAAAAACTGATATGGACTTACACAAGGTTGTTGAGAAGTTAATTAACATTCGTAAGAGGGGTGTGTTAACAATGAAAGACTATACCTTTGTAACAAGATTAAGAGAAGACCTCGACCTTGATGAGAACCATGTTGCAATTGCCATGGGTCAAATGATGGATGATGAAGGTAGTATGGTTTTAAATCAATTGAACCAGATGGAACGTGCCGTCAAGATGGTTCGTGATTACATTGGTGCTGATTATGAAAAGCAATTACCTGCATGGGTTCAGTCTAAATTGACATTGGCATCAGACTATATTGATACTGTTGGTAACTATCTAAGCAGTAAAAATGAAGGTATTAATGAGGCTGCATCAGCTTCTATTCGTATGTACAAAGCTCTGCAACAAGCCAAACTCAAACGTGAACGTGAAGAACGCTTGGGTAACGAATTGTTAAACAAGAAACCACCAGAACAAAAGCCTGTACAGAAAGAAGAATCTGAACAGATTGATGAAATTGATATAAGTTCAACACTCACATCTTTCAATAAGAATAGACCAGCTCACGCTCAAGCAAAAATTGATACAAGAACATCTGCACAACGCAAGGCTGATACTGATAAAATGTTAGCCGACCGTGCAGCTGCAAAGCCTAAAGTCACTCACCAGCCAAGTAAACCATCAACGCCTGAACAACAAATGAAAAATCAGAATGATTCTATGGCAAAATCTTATGCTAGTCATAAGCCAGGTCAATATGTTGGTGATTCCGTTGGCCATCCAGAGAATACAAATGTTATTTCCGAAATCAAAAGCATGACAGAAATGGATAAAAGTCAAACTCCTCCAGGTCGTGATGGCGGCAGTGACGAAGCATTTAAAAAGGAATATGCCGCACAAATAACTACTCCTGAAAAAGTAGCCAAGGATGGCGCAAAGATGCTTAATAAAATCTTTAAACCTAAACAGGCTAAACAGGACATGAAAGAAGTTGCACCTCCAGGTTTTGAGGGCACTGTCAAAGCAATGAAGAAACACAAGGACATTGATAATCCTTGGGCACTTGCATGGTCCATGAAGAACAAAGGATACAAGTCTCACAAGAAGGCTGATGGCACTCAAAAGAATGAGAACTATCAAGACCCAATGGCCGCAACATCAATACCTAATAGCGGCGCAAACAGTCCAGATGATGTTGAACCAAAAGATAAAGGTAAGAAATTAATTCAAATGTCTAAGTCTGCTCGAATAATTAAGTCCATCTATAAAAGGAAGGGCATGAGAGAGGAGATTTATGACCATGAAAAGGAAGACAAATCTGTTGCAACTTATGGTAAAAAACCAAAAATGCAAAAGGTAAATACTGATTTGGAAGAACCGCAAGCCGCAGCAGTCTTAACAGGCGGCACCACCTTGACTGGTGAAAAGAGAGATACCATCGAAATCGATCCAATGATGAAGATGCGTAAACACGATTCTGGAAAAAGATAAATACAAACATAACCCTCGGTTAAAAGGAGAATAAAATGTCATCTTGGGGAAATAACGATAACGCAGCTAACGCACCATATTGGGCTGTTGAAACAGTACCTACAACTAATGCGCCGGTTGCATCCGCACCAACAGCAGCAAACGTTGCATTGCTGTATGGTAATACACAATTCCAGGCATATACACAAGGTATGACTGTTGGATTATTCATGGTAGATGCTACAGAAACCACATCTGGTGGTGATAATGTAGTAGATATCTCATTGTCAAATCAAGGTTCTGGATATGTTGAAGCACCTGGTGTAACAATTGCATCTAGTGGTGGTGCATATAGTGCAAGTGCAACCGCCAGTATTGCTGCTGGTAAAGTAAGTAATATTACAGTTGCAAACACAGGTGTTGGTTACACATCAACTCCAGCAGTTACAATTCAAGTGCCTGTTTTAACTGTTCCTACATCTACAGTAATTGTTGCTAATAACGTAATAATGTATACCGCACACGGCCAAGCAAATAGTGCTGCTCTTGTTTTCAATTGGGGTGGTTCTGCTAATATTAATGGTCTTACAAACGCAAATACATACTATGTTGTGCCTGTTGATGCAAATCGTTTCTCGTTGGCCAACACCGCAGCAGATGCAGCAAATAATTCTGTTATCGACCTTTCATCAACTGGTGAAACAGGACAATACTTTACTATTGTTGATGCAACCGGAGCAACAGGTATTGCAAGTCGTGGTTTAAGTCAAAGTGCTGGTGGTGCAGAACACGCAACTCACATTGGTTGGAACATAAAAACAGTTGGTTCAGGCGGCCGCGCAGGTCGTGTACAGTATGAAACGTTAGTTGCCATCTCCGAAGTCAAAGGTGATGGTTCAGACGACATTTCATTGCCTGACGCTTAATAAAAGGGGCTTCGGCCCCTCTATAATATGTTTGATGATTTGAATGAAGACAATTTTATGATGTATGCAGTCAAATGCT